CTTGGTTAAACTAGAAGCAAGTGGATATATTACTAAAAGTGGAAACGGCGATGCCGTTGCTGCTATTGGTGTATTCAATGGTTGTTTTTATCAAGATCCTACTACTCAAAAACCAACGTGGTCAAATTATTACCCTGGTAGCATGACTGTTACTCAAGGTACAATCGACGCGTACGTTTATGACGATCCGAATACCCTTTACGAAATTCAAGCTAATGGTATTGTAGCTCAAGACAAAGTAGGCAGAAATGCTGATATTGTTTATGCAGTTGGTAATACTATTAATGGACAATCTAAAACTGAACTGAACTCTACCGTCGCTGGCGCTGGAGTAGCTGCTCAGTTAAGAATTGTTAGAATTTGTGAAGATCCAGACAATAGCGATATTGCTACTACAGATGCGAACTGGATAGTTCGTATTAACGAGCATCAATATTACGCTAATACGGCTGGAGTTTAACCTATAGGAGAAATTGAACAATGGTAATTTCAAGAATGCAATTGGTCAAAGAACTCGAACCAGGTTTAAACGCGCTGTTCGGGTTAGAGTATGACCGATACGAAAACCAAGACAAAGAAATATTCGATTCAGAATCATCTGATCGTGCTTTCGAAGAAGAAGTAATGCTCGGCGGTTTCGCCAATGCAGCAGTAAAGCCGGAAGGCCAAGGTGTGACTTATGAAGACGCACAAGAAACTTACACTGCTAGGTACACTAACGAGACTATTGCTTTAGCTTTTGCACTTACAGAAGAAGCTGTAGAGGATAATCTTTACGACAAACTTAGCACTCGCTACACTAAAGCGTTAGCAAGATCTATGGCAAACACTAAACAAGTTAAAGCTTCAAACATTCTTAACAGAGCGTTTAATGCTTCTTATCTTGGTGGTGATAATAAGGAGCTTTGTGCGACTGATCACCCAACTCTTAGTGGAGACCAAAAGAACGAACTATCAACTGCAGCTGACTTAAACGAAACTTCGCTTGAGCAGATGTTAATTGATATTGCTGACATGAAGGATGAAAGAGGATTAAAGATTGCTCTTAGAGGCATGAAAATGATCATTCCAGTAAACCTTCAGTTTGTAGCTGAGAGACTAATGAAATCTGCCGGTAGAGTAGGCACTGCTGATAATGATATCAACGCAATCAAAAACATGGGAATGGTACCAGAAGGATATGTTGTAAACAACTTCCTTACTGATACTGATGCGTTCTTCATTAAAACAGATGCACCTAATGGACTTAAACACTTTGTAAGAGCTCCAATTAGAACTGCTATGGAAGGCGATTTTGATACTGGAAACGTTAGATACAAAGCCAGAGAAAGATACAGCTACGGCTGGTCTGACTGGAGAGGTATCTTTGGTTCACCAGGAGCTTAATGATCTTTAAAGGGGCGAAATTAGTTCGCCCCTTTATCCTAGTAAACGGTTACCGAGGCTGGCTAGGCAGTACAGTATAGTGACGAGGTAACTAAAGCCCTATACAGGCAAGGAGTATAACAATGGCTACACATTTTAAAGGCCCAGTATTATTCTCAAATGCATCTGCATTTGAAAATTTAAAAATGTCTATGTGGCCCGATCAATTCACCTATATGGATGATTTTGAACAGGGTGCGTTAGACACAACACACAATTGGACTATCGTAAAAGATACAGGTGCATCAGCAGCAATTGCAGCAGATGGCACAGGTGGTGAAGTAAATTTAACTTCAGCAGCTACTACTGATAACGATGGTGCATCAATTCAAGCTAAACAAGAATCATTTGCTTTACCAACTACTGCAGGTGATAAACTTTATTTTGAAACTAGAGCAAAAATATCAGATGCTACACAAACTGATTTCTTAATTGGTTTTACAGAAGCATTTACTACGAATCCAGAAAGCGCTTTGTTATCACAAAACGTTATTGGTTTTGTAAAAGATGATGGATCGGCTATCGTAAAAGGTACTACTGAATCTGGTGGAACTCAAACTTTAGTAGAGTTTGCTGATACTACAAAATCAACAATGGAAAATGACACTTATGTAACTTTAGGACTTGTTGCTACAAAAGGAACAACCTTAAACAAAGTTCAATTTTACATAAACAGAAATTTAGTTGGTACTTCTACTACTAACATTCCAACAGCTAACATGAAAGTGATGGCTATGAGTGTTTCTGGTGATGCTACTGGAACTAAAGTCACTACAATTGACTACATTATGGCTGCGCAAAACAGAAACGTAAGCTATAGTTAAACAAATATAACCGTAGGTGGGGAGTAATGGCCCCACCTTTGTACAAGGGGAATTAATAAAATGGTAGATACCGTAACAACAAGAACATTATTTGACGGAGACAGAAAACTTATTACAAGTTATGTAAACGTCTCGGACGGAACAGGTGGAACAACAAAAATAGTAGATGTTTCAACTTTAACAACTAACAATCAAGGACAGACTTGCACAACAGTTACACTAAATAAAGTTTGGTTTAACGTTTCAGCAGGAGTAACTGCTCCCGTGCAACTTCAATGGGATTTAACATCAGGAACTCAAACACCTTTACTATCTTTAAATTATGATGACACATATGATTTTAGTACTATAGGAGGCTTAGGTAATCCAAAAGAAACCAACTATTCAGGTGACATTGATGTAGTTGTTCCAGGCGCAGCTAGCAGTGGTGAAACATACACTTTAATTTGCGAATGGGTTAAAAACTACTAGGAGGTTAGATGGCTTATTCTAATACATATAATTTTAAGTTAAATGTAGAAGAAGCTATTGAAGAAGCATTTGAAAGATGTGGACTTCAAGTTCTAGGTGGTGGTGATTTAAAAACGGCAAGGCGTTCACTTAATATTATGTTAAGTGAATGGTCGAACCGTGGATTAAACTTATGGACTATTGATTATAATTTTTTAACAATGGTGCCAGGTCAAAATTATTATGGTATACCAGTAGATGTTTTAGATATTCTAGATGCTACTGTGACTACTACAGCAGAAGGAACAGGTAATTTAGAAGGTGACAGTCAAACAACTGATGTAACAATTACTAAAATTTCACAAACAGATTACATGAATCTTTCTCGTAAAGAGCAAAATTCTGTAGGTGATGCTAGACCTACACAATTTGTTTTAATACCTGGTCAAGTTACTACTAACGGAAGTAGTAACAGTGGAAGACCACAATTTGATATGACATTGTTTTTATATCCAAGCCCTAACGTAGCTTATAAATTTAAATATTTTTATATAAGAAGAATACAAGATGCAGGTCTTTACACTAATGATTTAGACGTGCCTTTTAATTTTATACCTTGTTTAACTGCTGGATTAGCATATTATATTGCGATTAAACGTGCACCTAACATGGTGCCATTATTAAAACAAATATACGACCAAGAATTTGAACGTGCAGCTGACACTGACCGCGAAAGAGTAGCTTTCCAAGTTAACCCTGCACAAGCATACATACCATAGGAGGTAATATGCCAATATGTAAACATTGTGACCATGAATGTCATTGTAGTAACGGTGGTTCGTGCTGCGGTGGACAATGTACTTGTGGTAACTGCGAATGTCAAAAGGAGGACAAATGAGTAACAGAATATACAACACACAAACAGCTAACACTAGAGAAGCTTCTAGTAAAAAAATAGGTCATTATGGCAGAGGTCAAAATGATGCACCTGCACCTGTAAAAGCTGCAGCAGTTACAACTAAAGGTAACGCACCATCTAGTATGGGAAAAGAATCAGGAGGCACACCTTTTACAATTACTAAAGGAAATGTAAGTGGTACTGCTCAAGGAATGGGCGCTGCTAAAAAAGGTGGAAAGTATACTTGGATTTAAATGACATACGCTAAAGGAAAATACGCTTTATTTATTTCTGACCGTAGTGGATTGCAATTTCCCTACACAGAAATGGTAACAGAATGGAATGGTGCAAAAGTTCACACAAGTGAATACGAAAAAAAAGCTCCACAAATTCAACCACAAATTCATAAACCCGATGCAATTCCTTTATTAGATCCTAGAATAGATAGAGATGCTCCAGCTACGGCTAATTTGTTACCACTTAACGCGTTCACGTATGCAGCTGGAGAAACAGTTGTAAAAATATATGAACCTGGTAATGGTAGAACTACCGGTGACACTGTAAGATTTAGAGATGCAGTAGGAATTAATTCTGTAATTTTAGATAAAGTTAATAGTGTAACAGGACAAACTATAACTGTTATAGATGATGATTTTTATAGTTTTAGTATTGGAGTAGCTCCTGTTAAAACTACTATTTTTGGAGGAGGACAGGCATTTGCAGGGCCAGTTACATTATCAGCATGACAACATATACTGAATTAGTTACACAAATAAGAGATTACACAGAAACAGATTCTAATGTTTTAACAGACACTATTATTAATGATTTTATTGAACACACAGAAAATAGAATATTAAGAGAGCTTAATATACCAGCTTTTGTTTCCCATCAATTTGCTAACTTTACAGCAAGCAATCCTTTTTTAAGTTTACCAGGTGGTGCTGGTCCAACGCCAGATATATTTACAACTATAAATAGTATGATGATTTATTCTCCTGGAGGTACAGGTGATAGAACATTTCTAGAACGAAAAGATGTTAGTTTTATGAATGAATATTGGCCGGATAGAGCAGACACTGGAACACCAAAATATTATTCACAATGGGACGATAATACTGTATACGTAGTTCCAACGCCAGATGCTGCTTACACAGTTGAAATGAGTATGTCTAAATTACCTGACAGACTTAACGCTACTACAAATAGCACTTGGTTAAGTAATAACACACCTACTTTACTTTTGTATGGTTGTCTTATTGAAGCCTTTAAATATTTAAAGGGCCCAGCACAAATGCTGCAAATGTATTCAGAATCGTATGCTACGGCTTTACAAGAAGTAGCTGCGCAATATATGGGTATGGGTAAAAGAGATGCATATCAATCTGGAGTTATTAGAATTCCAAGAGCATCATTTCAACCAGGACTCGGATCAGATAAACCAACTCAAGGAGGACCACAATAATGGCAATAGGAGCATCAGCGGTTTGTAACAGCTTTAAATCGGAAGTGTTGCAAGCCCTACATAATTTTACGATAGCAGGCGGTGGAGGTAACACATTTAAATTAGCAATGTTTACTAACTCTTCTAGTATATCGGCATCAACAACAGCATACACTGCACCGACAGATCCGGCAGCAGATCCAACAAGCACACACGAAATTAGTACAACTGGTACAGGTTACACACCAGCAGGCGGAAAAACATTAACAAATGTTACACCAACTGTAGATGGAACAGTGGGTATTACAGATTTTTCTGCTGATGTTTCTTGGACAAGTGCTACAATTACTGCGCGTGGAGCATTAATTTATAATGACACAAACGGAGATAGAGCAGTTATGGTATTGAATTTTGGTGGAGACAAAACAGCAACAGCTGGAACTTTCACTATTTCTTTCCCAAGCCCTGCAGCAGCAACAGCGATTTTACAACTAGCATAGGATAACTATGGCATTTATTGTTAATGATCGTGTAAAAGAAACGACTACCACTACAGGCACAGGAGCGGTAACGCTTGCTGGAGCTTCATCAGGTTTTGATACTTTTGCAGCAGGCATTGGTGGATCTAACGTTACTTATTATACTATTGCACACCAAGCAGTAGATGAATGGGAAGTAGGTGTTGGAACATTAAACGGTGGAGCAAGTACACTTACAAGAACACAGGTTATATCTAGTTCTAATGGTGATGCAGCAGTTAGTTTTGCTGCAGGTACTAAAGATGTATTTTGTACTTTGCCAGCAGGTAAAGTAGCTACACCAGAAGCTGAAGCTTATGGTTCTAGTGCTAATCCAATTTTAATAAATGTAACAGTAGCTGCTAAATCAGCTTACCATCCTTACAATGGTACAGGATCAAGTAATGGCTATTTACTAAATGGTATGGAATCACCAGCCTTTAAATTTACAGGCGCAGATTCAGGTAAAAAATATTATTATAAATTTGATCAATCAGATTCTAGTAACTCAGGACATCCATTATTATTTTATTTAGAAGCAGATAAAACAACAGCTTATACAACAGGCGTAACTGCATCAGGAACACCTGGTAGTGCAAGTGCGTATACACAAATATTAGTAGATTCTAACACACCTAACATTTTATATTACCAATGTTCTTCCCATGGTTACATGGGTAACTTTGTTAAAAATGTAGGAAACGATTTTAACGGAGATGTTAATTTTAGAGATAATGCATCTTTTGCTGATAGTAAAAAAATAAAACTTGGTGCTTCAGATGATTTAGAGATTTATCATGATGCAAGTAATAGTATTATTGAAGATACAGGAACAGGAGATTTATTATTACGATCAAATTCTTACGTTAGACTTCAATCAAATACGGGTGAAAATATGTTGTATGGCCAACCTAATGGTGAAGTTACACTTTATTATGATAACGCAAACAAACTTTCAACAACACCAATTGGTGTTCAAACTGTAGGAACTCTTAATATTAATGCAGAATATGCATTTCCTACTACCGATGGGAATGCTAATCAAATTTTAGAAACAAATGGCTCTGGAGCATTGACATTTGTAGATAAACCAACAACAGGAGCGTCCGCAGGATTTGTAATTGCAATGGCTGTGGCCCTCTGATATAAGGATAATATATGGCACAAGATTTTGAAAGAGCTGTTGCAGCGGATGGATCAGGAGACGTAGCTATTGGTACAACTGCACGTACTATAATAACTGCGAATTCAGACGACGCTATAATAGGAATAAGATTAACAAATATAGTAACACAAACAATTCAAGCAGATGTCTATATCACTAGCACAGCTAGTGGTGGATCAGCTGATTCTTACATTGTAAAAAATGTAAGCATCCCTCAAGGATCCAGTATAGAATTAATTGATGGTGGTGCAAAAATTGTCGTTCAAAGCACTGACGTTTTGAAGGCAAAATCTGATACAGCGAATAGTTTAAATGTTTGGGTATCATATATAGATAGTATAAGCACGTAGGAGAGGCATGGCGTATATAGGTCCAAGTAGTTCTGATGTATATAAAGCAATGGCAACTCAGACCATCACTGGTGACGGTTCTGCTCAAAGCTTTACTTTAAACCAAGCAGTTTCTGATTCTTCTTCTGTAAGATTCGTAGTTAACAATGTTGTACAAAAACCAGATGTAGATTATTCTGCAAGTGGCACATCATTATCTACTGGATCTAGTACTTTAGCTGGATCTGATGCAGCATATGTGGTATTCTTAGGCGCAGCAATTGGTTATCAAACACCAGCTACTGGGAGCGTTGACCATACTGCAATTAACCCAAGCTTTAATGGAATGTATTTAAACTTAGCAACAATTACTTCGGACGTAACAATAACAGCAACACAAAATGCTTTTGTGGCTGGACCAGTTAATTACACTGGAACAGTGACAGTAGCAGGAACATTAACGGTAATATAATGGGAACTTTATTCGTAGACAAATTAGATCCACAAAGTGGAACGTCATTAGAGATTGGTAGTTCAGGTGACACTATTTCTGTACCATCTGGTGCGGAATTAAAAAGCAATAAGATCTCTCCAGCGTCGGGTACGTCTTTCACGCTGGGGGATTCAGGTGATACCTTTACAATCCCGTCGGGTGTTACTTTAGCTAACAGTGGGACCGCTACAGGGTTTAGTTCTGTCTATGGATCACAATATTTTGCGGCTAATAGAACAAGTGATGAAACATTTACAAACTCAACTCTTGGAACAATAGGAATTAACAATGAAATAGTTGATGTTGGTGGTAATTATAATACTTCAAATTATCGCTATACAGCACCCTCAACAGGATACTATTTCTTTTATAGTGTAGGATTTTTTCATGCTAATGCAAGTTCTCAATTAAAGCGTGTTGAATTTTATTTTAAAAAAAATAGTTCAAATTATGTTGCTGAACAACACATTGATTTTAGAGATAATGAGGGAAGAATGGCTGGTTGTACTCTTAATGCTATTCTAAGTTTAAGTTCTGGAGATTACATTGAGTGGTGGGCTATGGCTGATGATACTTCTGGTAATCCTACTTTTAAAGCTAATACAGGTAGTGGTGATGCTGGAGCTGGAAATCAATTTGGTGGTTGGAGAATAGCATAATGGAAAATATACATAATAAAATAAAAGCATATTTAGGTAGAACACCAGATTTTTTTGAAGAAATTATAATTGAAGATGAAAGAAAAGATGGTGTTAGTAATCCATATATTGCTAAGTGGAACGCAACAGATAAACCTAAACCTACAGACGCACAACTAGACGCATTATCTTCCCAAGCAACAGCTTTAGAAAATACTGCAAAGATAGATGCGAAAAGACAAACCGAGTATTTAAGTTGGCAACAACAATTTGAAATGATTTACAAAGACCAAAAGAATGGCACAACAACTTACAAAGACCATTGCGATAAAGTTCGTAGTGATAACCCTAAAGGATAACATATGGCATTTAGTAAAATAGCAGCTGAAAATTTAGGTGGCTCTACACTTCCAGCTTTAGC